GCACCAACGACTGCCTCTTCGGCGACTTCTCCCAGTTCGTCGTGGGCATGTGGTCCGGCCTCGACCTCACCGTGGATCCCTACGCCGGCTCCACCGCTGGCACGGTCCGCGTCATCGCCCTCCAGGACGTTGACTTCGCGGTCAAGCAACCTGGCGCCTTCTGCTTCGGCACCTGATCGCCATGAGGATCGAGATCCTTCGCTCAGTGATGGTCTCTGGGGAGCCGGTAAGCGCCGGCTCCTTCCTTGAGGTCATCCCCAGCATCGCCAATCTGCTGATTGGCATGAACAAGGCTCAGCTCGCCCCCGAACCTGAGCCCGCTCCCGCTCCCGAACCAGAGGCCCCCAAGCGAGGCCGCAAACCCACCCCAACTCCTGAGGAGGCCCAGTCATGACCATCCTGCGCCAAGCGCTGGACAAACTCCAGCTCACCAACCTTCACGCCACCGCCGCCCGTACTGCCACCGGCAGCGCCACCGGCGTTGATGTGCAGGCCCGCGACGGCGACCTCTACCTCGTCCTCGATTCCGCTGCCGGCACCGGCACCACCCCGACGCTCGACGTTACCGTCGAATCCAGCGACACCCTCGGCGGCACCTACACCGCCATCACCGGCGCCGCCTTCACCCGCGTCACCACCACTGCCTCCCAGCAGTCCCTGGTGATCAGCAAGGACGAGGCCCGCCGCTTCATCCGCGTCACCTACACCCTCGGTGGCACGACCCCCTCGTTCACCTTCTCGGTGAACGCCATCGGCGTGAACAAGTACGGCTAAGCCGCACAACCGGGCTGCACAGTGTCCCAGCTGTGCAGCCTAATTCCTCCGCACTTACGCATCGCCTGACGAGGCTCCCATGCCATTCGGATACGACAGTGGTTTTGACACGGTTTCGCTTGGCACGCTGACCGGCGCAGGCGTTACCTCCACGCAAACGGTGACCGGCGCCGACATGACCTTTCAGGTCACCGTCAGCAGCATTGGCACCAACGTGGTGATCCGGTTTGAGGGCAGCCTCGACGGCACCAACTTCTTCAACCTCAGCTCGGCCAACGTCGATACCACCCTCACGGCCAACGGCACCTACGGTTATGCCCTGAGCGGCTGCCCGGTGCAGTTTGCCCGCTTGCGCCTTGTGAGCCTTTCGGGTGGTACGCCCAGCGTTGCAACGGTGCTCGGAGTTAGCTGATGGCTGAACGCCTTGGCACACAGCTCCAATCCGGCGGCCTGGAGCAGAGCATCCATACCGGCCTGCTCGGCAGCGGTTTATTCGGCGGCGCGTCACTCGACCTCAACTTCGCCGTCACCAAGAACGTCGGCCCGCTTGTCACCTTCACCCGCGCCAGCAGCGCGACCTACATCGACAGCGCGGGAACGCTGCGGACGGCGGTGACGAACCTGCTGCTGAGGAGTGAGGAGTTTGATAATGCGAGTTGGACACCAACCGCACTTCAAGCATTTGGTAGCGGATCAATTGCAAATGCTATTGCATCTCCTAGTAGCAGCATAACCGCTGATTTAATTACAGAAAATACAGCAAATAGTGAGCACAACGTTTTACAAGCTATTACAGTTACTGTTAATACTGTTTATACTCTTTCGTGTTTTGCCAAAAAAGGAACACGGTCAATTTTGGCTATGTCGCCTACTTCCCCTGGTGTAGCAAATTATTACACGCTCTTTAATCTAGATACTGGAGCTATTGTATTTAACGAGGTGGGCAATACGTCAACAATTACAGCTCTAGGTAACGGGTGGTATCGGTGTTCAATTACAAGAACTACTGGAGCAGCGCAGGTTTTAAGTAATAATAAAATAGGAATTGCAAACAATGTTTTGTCTACTACTTATACAGGTGACGGCACCAGCGGCATTTACGTTTGGGGCGCCCAACTAGAGCAGTCCAGCACGGTCGGTGAGTACATCCCCACCACCAGCGCAACCAACTCGGCCCCCCGCTTCGACCACGCCATTACGTCGAGTAGGACAAACCATATCCGCAATAACACCATGGTGGGTGCGGTGGCTGGGACGCCGGGGACGGCTCCAAGCAACTGGTCCTTTCCTGCAAGCCAATCGGGACTAGCAGTAAATGTTGTTGGCACTGGGGTTGAAAATGGTATCAACTATGTTGACTTTAGGTTTTTTGGTACAACCACTTCTGCTCTATTTGGCAATGTTTCCTTTGAGTCATTTACCTCAGTCGCTGCCACTCAAAGTAGTCTTTGGACTCATTCTGCATATCTCAAGCTAGCAGGAGGATCAACAGCAAATATAAATACGGTTCGATTAGTGATGGATAATTACAATAGCCTAGGTACTGCGCTAACTCAATATGCCGTAAGCCTTCCTCTTTCTATATCAACTGCTTCCTTAGAAAGCCAACGGTTTAGTGTGTCAACTTTAGCCTCTACATTTAGCAATGCGGCTACAGCATTTGTAAGGCCTTACATTCAAGTTGAAGCCAATTCTGGTGTCGCCATCGACATCACCCTTCGCATCGGCATGCCCCAGCTAGAGCAGGGGTCTGTTGCCACTAGTGTCATTCCAACTTCAACAGGAGCAGTCACCGTCAACACCACCGAGAGCCTGGGCCTGCTGGTGGAGGAGCAGAGGACGAACAGCATCCGCAACAACACGATGGTGGGTGCGGTGGCTGGTACGCCTGGGACGTTGCCGACAAATTGGAATGCCTTTTCTCAGCCTACTGGTGTTACTCGCTCTGTTATTGGAACAGGAACACAAAACGGAATTGCTTATATTGACATACGCTTTAATGGTACAGCAAGCGGCGCAGGAGAATTAAGTATTTTTCCAGAAGGCACAGGAGCATTATTGTTTACTGCTGGCACTGTTCTTTCTGGTTCAGCATGGTTATCGCTTGTAGGTGGCAGTACAAGCAACATTGCATCAGTTACTTTACGAACAGTTAGCTACCTTGGCGCTACGTATGTAAGTGAAGGTAATGCTGTTATATCAATTACACCTACCTTGACGCGTTTTGCTTTTAATAATTACACGACTGCGGCCACGTCAGACCGTGTATTACCAACAATAAGTGTTAACGTAGCCGCAGCGGGCGCCATTGACATCACCCTCCGCATCGGCCTGCCCCAGTTAGAGCAGGGTGCATTTGCGACCAGCGTGATCCCAACGTCAACCGCCGCAGCCACCCGCAGCGCGAACGTTGCCAGCATCACGGGGGCGAACTTCAGCTCCTGGTATCGGCAGGATGAGGGGACGGTGTTTGTGGAATATACAGGTGTTATTGCAGGCGTAAATCGCGGTGTTTGGGCGCTAACTGCTGACAGTTCTAATTCAAATAACATCATCGACTTTTTCAATGGTGGCTTATCTCCAGTGCTTCGCGTCAATTCATCGGGGGTAAATCAGGCTTACATTTCTACTGGTACTGCAACAACTGCAACATTCAATAAAGTCGCTAGTGCGTTTGCCCAAAATAATTTTGCTCGTTCGTTGAATGGGCTTGCGGCTGATTTAGACACATCTGGAACAATGCCCGCAACCACGCCAATTTTGTTAAACATTGGCACTATCAATGCTTACGGCGTTGCCTCATTAAGCGGCACCATCCGCCGCCTCACCTTCTTCCCCCAGCGCCTAGCCAACTCCACCCTCCAGGCGATCACGCAATGACAAACCTCGTAGACGGCAACACTACCCAGCCCGCTGCTGTGTGCTTCAATAGTGGTGGCCCCGCGTGCGTCAACACCGGAGCCGTGACCAATCCACTGGAGATGGACTGATGAGCAAAGACTATCAAGGCGCTGACTGGCACTGCCTGGCCGCTGGCGACCCGCCTCAGCGAACGATCTGCGACTGGGTGTTTGCTGCCGACACCTACACAGAACGCGGCACAGGCGCTTGGTATCGAGGGCCTAACGCTGGAGGCTTCAGCACTGAGCAGGGCGCCTTTGTCAGCGACCCAGAGCGTACCTACTGGAAGGCTGTAGACCCTCAGCCGCTTCTGCGATCTATCACCCAATGACCACCACCTACATCCGCTTCCCCGACGAATCCACCGGCATGGCTGCCCTGGATGCTGCTGGCCTTCTAGACGCTGACGGCCACCCCCTCACCGCCAGCCACACCCACGCCCTGGATGTCATCGGCCCCATTTACACAGGTGGCACCTACGACCCCGAGACCGGCGAAGTGCTTACCCCACCCGTGCTGCTGGAAGGCTGGCACGTCAACTACATGGGCGACCTCCCCGACGGCTGGGACGCTTACCTCGTCGAGCCCAAGCACCCATCGAGGGTATTCGCGTGATCACCGAAGATACCGGCCTCTACTTAGCCGACTTCGGCGTAAGCGTTGTGGCAGGCACCGCATCCGGCCTAGGCATCCTCGACATGCCCAGCGAACTAATTGTCGATGGCCAAGTAATCAGCACCGAATACACACTTACTTGCGAATCCTCTAAGTTTGGCGACCTACTCTACGGCTCAAAACTTACCGTAAACGGCGCCGCCTATACCGTACGCGCCAACGTCCTAATTAGTGATGGCGTGTTCACGCAACTATCCTTACAACGCGACCTGGAAACCACGCACATTACTTCCACCACCCCGATTAGCGCTAACGGTGCGAGGGTCTCGATCGACGACCTGGGCCTAGATCAACTCAACCCACTAATCAATGGCGGTGCCGCCTCCACCACTTACATTGATGGCAACGACATCAGTGGGGGTACAGCATGAGCACCATCGCCCAGATCCAACTGCGCACGGACACCGCAGCGGCCTGGACCGCCGCCAACCCCACGCTCCTCTCCGGCGAGATGGGCATTGAGTCCGACACCCGCAAAATCAAGGTCGGCACCGGCTCCACCGCGTGGAACGCCCTCCCCTATTACAGCTCCACTGATGCCGACCTGGTACGCGGCCAAGCCAGCAAGATGGACACCGGCACCATCACCATCACCACGCAGGGTGCCTACGTCACCACCGGCCTTACCGGCACCTTTGACACCGCGACCGCAAGCGGTATGACGCTCGGCACCACCGACACCTTTGCCGTCAAAAACACTAGTGGCGCCACCAAGCTGATGCAGATCTACGGCAGCATCGACGCCAAAACCACAAGCGGTAACAACAAGGTATTAGGGGTCAAGTTGGCTAAGAATGGCACCGCCATAGACCAAACGGAATGCCGCGCCTTCACTGGCTCCGGCAACGAGGAAGCCAAACTCGTCACCAACTGGATGATCAGCATGGCTTCCGGCGACGAAGTGGCGCTGCGCATCGCCAACCACAGCGGCACCGAAGACATCGACTTTCGCCGGGGTCGTCTCGTCGCCACCGAGGTGCGCTGATGACAACCAAGCGCGAGCAAATCCTTAGCGCGGTGCGGACCACGCTCGTCGGCACCGTCGGCGTTGGCACGCGCATCTACCGCAGCCGCGTCGAGCCGGTGGCACGCGCCGAGAGCGCCGCCCTCATCGTCGAGCCCGTAAGCAACGTGCCGACGCAAAACACATCGCTGCCCACACTCGACCACGTACTAAACATGCGCGTGGTAATTATCGTGCGCGACGCAGTACCGGACCAAGCCGCCGACCCCATAATCGAGTCAATGCACAGCAAACTCGTCGCCGACCTCACCCTAGGCGGCCTGTGCATCGACATCCAGCCAGGCCCTACCGAATTTACCCTAGAGGCCGCCGACACTCCCGTAGGCGTAATCTTCAACAACTACAGAATCCTCTACCGCACATCGGTAAGCGACCTAAGCATCTAAGGTGCGTCGAGTCCGTAATCGTTGTAAGCCGCGCTGCCTAGCCTGTGCTCTGCATACCACGGGTAGGAGGGCAACCTCCTAGGCACACATGGCACTGACTCGGAAGCGTCTAATCCTCGTGAAAAAGGAGGTGACCTACGGCACCGACAGCTCGCCGGCAGGCACCGACGCGCTGCTGGTGCGCAACCTTGACATCACCCCAATCGAAGCTGATCTCGTCAGCCGCGATCTCATTCGTCCGTACCTTGGCAATAGCCCGCAGCTGCTCGCCAACAGCCGCGTGAGCATCACCTTCCAGGTCGAAATGGCCGGTTCCGGCACCGCTGGTACGGCTCCCCGCTACGGCTCGATTCTCCAGGCGTGCGGCATGAGCGAAACCATCGTCGCTACCACCAGCGTCACCTACGCCCCGGTCAGCGCCGCCTTCTCCAGCGCCACGATCTACTTCAACAACGACGGTGTGCTGCACAAGGCCACCGGCTGCCGTGGCACCTTCACCCTGAACGCAGCCGTGGGCGAGATCCCCACAATCGACTTCACGATGACCGGCGTCTACAACGCACCCACCGACACCGCCGCCCCCGCTGTCACCTACAGCGCTCAGGCCAGCCCCCTGGTCTTCAAGCAGGGCAACACCTCGGCCTTCCAGTTCTTCTCCTACGCCGGTTGCCTCCAGTCGGTGAGCTTCGATATCGCCAACAGCACCGTCTACCGCGAACTTGTCGGCTGCACCAAGGAAGTCCTGATCACCGACCGCAAGCCCGCTGGCACGGTCATGATCGAGGCCCCCACCCTGGCCACCAAGGACTACTTCAACATCGCCCAGACCGAAACCACCGGCAACCTCACCTTCCTGCACGGCACCACCGCCGGCAACCGCGTCACGCTCACCGCCAGCCAATGTGACATCGCCAACCCCTCCTACGGCGACCAGGACGGCATCCAGATGCTCAATATCCCCTTCATCGCCGTTCCGACCACCGCCGGTAACGACGAAGTAAGCCTCGCGTTCACCTAAGCCGCAGCGCACCCCCAC